ATTCTAACGACTAACGATGCAGATGGTAAATTTACTTTACCTAGCATTGTGGCAACTGCTCCTGGCAGAGATGATGACCCTAATCAATTAAATAATTTAGGAGCTAGTTTCTTCTTTGTAGTAGAAACAGCAGCAACTGACATGGATATCTTAACTGATGGTACTGACAAATTTGTTGGTGGCCTATACACAGGTAAAGATGACGCTACAGGTAAAACATTTATCTCTGGTGCATCTAATGATGTTATTACTATGAATGGTTCTACTAAAGGTGGACTAGCTGGTAGTATTGTTAAAGTCACTGCTATCGCTTCGGCTAAATATGCTGTCGAAGGTATAATTTTAGGCTCAGGTACTATAGTTACACCATTCGCTGACGCATAATCAGGAGTAAGACATGGCTGATACAGTAACAAGTCAAACTATTCAAGACGGTAATAAAACTGCCGTCTTGAAGTTTACTAATGAATCAGATGGAACAGGCGAAGCTTCAGTTAAAAAAGTAGATGTCTCAGCGTTAGCTGCAGATAGTCAAGGTAATGCTTGCACTTCAGTTTCTATCGCAAGAATTTACTGGGCGTGCAGAGGTATGGGTGTTGATATCGAGTTTGATGCTACAACAAACGTACTAGCTGTACCTTTACCTGCAGATAGCACTGGTGATGAATATTATGATTTATTCGGTAGCATACCTAATAATGCAGGTTCTGGCGTAACTGGTGATATAGATTTCACCACAGTCAGTGCTAGTAGTGGAGACGCTTATTCAATCATTCTGGTTCTGCATAAAAACTATTAATAGATATGGCAACATCTGGAACTACTGCGTTTGATTTAAGCATCGACGAGTTAATCGAAGAAGCTTTTGAACGTTGTGGTTTAGAGCTGAGAACAGGCTACGACTTAGATTCGGCTAGAAGATCATTAAATATAATGATGGCTGACTGGGCTAATCGTGGTCTGAATCAGTGGACCATAGCTGAAAGAACTTTTACTACAACAAAAGGCACAAGTTCGTATAGTTTAGATACAGATTTAATAGACATCACTGAAGCAGTGATTACTAGAAACAGTACGGATCTTCAATTAGAAAGGATAGGTAGATCAGAGTATTTATTTACTCCAACTAAAACTCAACAAGCTAGACCGACACAATTCTTTTTGGATAGACAAACTACTCCAGTAATTAAATTATTTCCAACACCAGAAAATTCTACCGACATAATTAAATACAACGCGTTGACTAGGATTCAAGACGTTGGTGACTACACTAATAACATGGAAGTAGTATTTAGGTTCATACCTTGTTTAGTATCTGGACTAGCTTACTACGTAGCGATGAAGAGAGCTCCAGAAAAAATAGCTTTATTAAAACAGGTATATGACGAAGAGTTTGATCGAGCTGCTTTCGAAGACATAGATAGTGTTAGTTCAAGATTCGTGCCTGGAAGAACTATCATTTAATGCCAAAGAAAAGAGATCCAAAAAAAGGTACGGGTAAAAAACCAAAGGGTTCAGGACGTAGGTTATATACTGACGAGAATCCTAAAGATACAGTAAAAATAAAATTTGCTACCCCAGCAGATGCTAGAGCCACTGTAGCAAAAGTAAAAAAGATTAAAAAACCTTTTGCACGTAAAATACAAATACTCACAGTAGGTGAGCAACGTGCTAAAGTTATGGGTAAAAATCAAGTGGTAAGTATTTTTAAAAAAGGCAAAGAAGCCATTAGAAAACAGAGGAAAGCATGAGTTATGCTTCTAACAAAAATGCCTATGGCATTTGTGACATATCAGGGTTTCGCTATCGACTAAAAGATATGCGAAAAACTTGGGATGGTCTGTTAGTAGGCCCCGATCAATACGATCCCAAACATCCACAACTGCAACCAAGACATCAGCCAGTTGATGCCGAAGCTCTACGTGATCCTAGACCCAACACTGACTTTGAAGTAGGGCAAGGTAAAATATTAACTACCGAAGACAATATTATTGGTTCACTTTTATTAGGTACTTTTAGCACAGGGCAAGTAGGAGCGCCTTCTATTGAAATAGACATTCCTAGAAACATAGCTTATCTAAGCAGTCAGACTGCTACTACTTCTGTTGGCTCAGTAGTTATTAATGAAAACGAGTCAAACGTTTTAACTGGACAAGCTGCAACAGCAGCTTTAGGTACTGTTTCGGTGACTGCTTCAGCGATTACAACTTACACTGTTACTGTAGCTAGTTATCTTGGAGCGAATTATTTTTACATTGGTGGCTCTAGAGCACCCACACTATCTTTGACAGAAGGACAAACTTACAGGTTTGATCAATCCGATGGCACCAACAGTGGTCATCCGTTAAGGTTTTCTACCACTTCCAACGGCACGCATGGGGGCGGTAGTGAATACACCACAGGAGTTACAACCAATGGTACCCCTGGATCTTCTGGAGCCTACACTCAAATTACAGTAGCTGTAGGAGCTCCAACGCTATATTACTATTGCACAAACCATTCTGGTATGGGTGGAACAATCAATACCTAATGCTATAATAAATTATGACCTTAGCTGAACTAAAAACTTTAATTCAAAACTTTTGTGAAAGCACAGAGACAACTTTTGTAGCATCCTTAAATGATTTTATAAAAAGCACAGAAGATAGAATATTTGAATTGGTGCAATTAGATTACTTTAAAAAAATTGTGGCAGGTAATGTAAGCACTGGAAATAGATTTTTAACCTGTCCTACAGATTTTATTTTAAGCATTAGTTTATCGGTAGTAGATGCAAATAATGATTATCATTATTTATTAAAGAAGCACTCTAGTTTTATGCAAGAGTTTAATAAAGATATTTCGGATACTACTTTGCGAGGGCTGCCAAAATATTATGCAGATCAAGACAAAGAGTTGGCTTCAGGATCAAATAGTGGTTCTACTTTAATTATTGCGCCAGTGCCAGACGCCAACTATTCTGTTGAATTAACTTATTTATATAAACCAACTAGTCTAGTTACTGATACCACTGGAACTTGGTTATCAACTAACGCTAAAAATGCACTTTTATACGGTGCGTTAGTAGAAGCATATACTTTTTTAAAAGGTGAGCAAGACCTTATGGCCTTGTATGAAAATAGATTCATGCAAGAAATAGAACGATTGAAAAATAGAGCAGAGGCAAGAGGTAGACGTGATGAATACAGATATGATTCAGTGCGTTCAAATGTGACATAAAGCTAGGGGCGTAAGTGAAGCCGATAAAAAAGTTAAAGGGGAAAACAGTAGGCATCGTAGGACTAGGATCTAGTCAATTAGAATATAATTTAGCTAAATCACACGGGCAACATTTTGATGAAGTCTGGGCTATAAATAATGTAGCTTCAGTAATTTATCACGATAGAGTGTTTATGATGGACCCACCTGCTAGGTTTCTAGATACTGATAATGCTGGTGGCCAAACTGAAGGTATGCGTAAGCTTTTACTAGAACACAACAAACCTATTTACACCTGTATAAACGATGAGCGTTGCAATAAAAATTTAATTGAATATCCTATTGCTGAGGTTGTCAAAGATTTAAACTGCCATTATTTAAACAACACGGTAGCGTATGCCATTGCTTTTGCGCTTTGGAATCAAGTAAGTCGTTTAAAATTATTTGGTATAGATTTTTCATATAAAGGTAATTTACATTTTGCTGAAGCAGGCAGAGCCTGCGTAGAGTTTTGGCTATGTAAATGTTCAGAGGCAGGCATGCAGATAGAAGTTGCTTCTAGTAGTGGACTACTAGATACCTCAGTGCCTTTAAATGAAAAACTTTATGGCTATCATAGACTAAAAGATCCTTTGCTTCCTGTTCTAAAAGACGGAGTTTTAACTGTACAAAAACAAAGCTCGTTAGAAAAAAAGGCAACTAAGGAACAAGTTTTAATTGGCCGTCACGATGAACATTTAAAACCAGTGGAGCCAAACAAATGGTAGATGAAATAACTCCTGGCGGATTGCCAGAACTAGGTATAGTAGAAACTAAAACAACTAACTTTGGTGGGCACCCTCCAGAATTTTGGGCAGAACGTTTAGCTGAAAAGATAGTAGAGTCTTCTGGTAATTTTGAACCTCATGTATTAGATCAAGCTATAGCCTATAAAAATTTAATTTACAAAGTTTGTTTAATTTACATAAAAAATGCTATAAAATCATACAAAGCTAGTTTGATTCAAGAGCTAATAAGTGCCGGCGATGAGGACTTGGCTGAAATTATTAAAAGGATATAACATGGCTATTACA